AACAAGTAACACACATACAGTTACTCTTCCTGCCTCACCAAGTATAGGTGACAAGATTGCCATTAAAGATTACGCTGGTACATTTGCTACAAATAATCTTACAATAGGAAGAAACGGAAACAATATTCAAGGTGTCGCTAACGACTCATTAATTAGTACAAATAGAGCAAGTATCATATTAGTTTATTCTGACGCAACCAAAGGTTGGTTATATACCGTTGAGTCCAATGTGGCTGATTTAGGTTCACCTTCATTTATTGCTGCTACAGGTGGTACAATAACAACAACAGGTAATTACAAAATCCATACTTTTACAGGAGATGGTTGTTTTGTGGTTTCATCTGCTGCTACAGGTCCAGCCCCTAATAACGTTGATTATCTAGTAGTCGCTGGTGGTGGAGGTGGTGCTGGTTCCGATAATGAAGTAAAAGGCGGAGGCGGTGGTGCTGGTGGATTTAGAATGTCTAATTCAACTTCTATGCCTGCTCCTACAACTTCACCTTTAGCAAGTCCTACAGGTATTACAATTACGGCATCAACATATCCTATTACAGTAGGTGCTGGTGGCTCAGGAGCCCCTGGTACACCTCCAGCAAACAATCAAGTTGGTACTAATGGTTCAAATTCAATTTTTTCAACGATTACATCTGCTGGTGGCGGATACGGAGGGTCATTTAATAACGGAGGAGCAAATACAGGTGGTTCTGGTGGAGGCGGAGGAACTGGAGCTTCAGCTCCTCTTTCTCCTGGAGCAGCAGGTAACACACCTCCTGTAAGTCCACCTCAAGGAAATCCTGGAGGTACAGGTAATACATATGGTTCAGCACCTTCAATTGGATTAGAATCTGCTGGAGGTGGAGGAGGCGCTGGCGCTGCTGGTACAACTGCTCCTAATCCTGCTGATGGTTCTTTAACTCCTGGTGGAGATGGTTCTTATGTATCACCTACTATGGCTGGTTGTAATGGAACACCTGGTCCTGTAGGATCAACAAGATATTTTGCTGGTGGTGGTGGAGGAGGACAAGCAGGTTGTAGTTCTCCTGGTGGAGCTGGAGGTGGTGGAGTAGGTGGTAATAGTTCATTACCTACTGCTGGTGGTACTGCTGGTTCAGCAAATACTGGTGGTGGAGGAGGAGGTGCTGGCGCAGTTCCTATTTCTACAAATCAACCTGGTAGTGCTGGTGGTAAAGGAATTGTTATTATACGATACAAATACCAGTAATTAAAACTATTATATATACTATATTATTTTGAAACGAGGAATTAAAAAATGAATTTGAAAAACTACTATTATTATTTTCAATCGGCGTTATCGCCAAAATTCTGTCAACAACTAATAGACTACGGTAAACAACACCAACCAGAAATGGCTGTGACAGGTGGCGTATCTGATAAATTAGAAACAGGCGGAAAGTTATCTAAAAAAGATATTAATAATATTCAAAAGAAAAGAAAATCAGATATTGTTTGGATAAATGATAGATGGGTATACAAAGAAATACACCCATACATACACGAGGCAAATAGAAATGCTGGTTGGAACTTTAATTGGGACTATTCTGAATCTTGTCAATTTACAAAGTATGGTGTAGGACAATATTATGGTTGGCATTGTGATAGTTGGGAAGTACCCTATAAAAGAAAACAAAATGATGATGGTACTTGGCCACAAGATCACGGAAAAATTAGAAAACTATCAGTAACAATTTCATTAAACGACCCATCTGAATATGAAGGTGGTAATTTAGAATTTGATTTTAGAAATCAAACCGATTGGGAAAGAAATAAAAAAGCAGCGATTAAATCTTGTACAGAAATAAGACCTCGTGGTTCTATTATTGTATTTCCTAGTTTTGTGTGGCATAGAGTGGCGCCAGTAACTAAAGGCACTCGTTATTCATTGGTGATATGGAACTTAGGTTACCCTTTTAGATAATGTATATATAGATGACAAGGAGCATATAATGACAGTAACGACAGCAGCAAAAGACGTATTAAGAACAGATTGGTACTTTAGTACCCCTGTGTATAGTATTGAAAAACCAGAATGGTTACCAAGCGCTATCAAAGCGACAGATAAATTTATAGACGAGGCGTATAAAAGAGAAGCGCCTAGACAAAAAGAACGAAAAAAGTTTTTAGGTAATAAAGATTATCTAAAAGTAAAAGACCACGGAATGAGTTATCACTCAACACCTTTAAATGGGGATCCTGGATTAAAAGAATTAGAATCTTATATTGGCGCAACGTCTTGGAATTTATTAGATGAATGGGGTTACAAGATGGAAGACTATACAATGTTCTTTACAGAATTTTGGGTACAAGAGTTTTCTAAAAACGGTGGTGGTCACCACAGTACTCACGTACATTGGGATAATCATATCTCTGGTTTTTACTTTCTAAAAGCTTCTGATAAAACATCATTTCCTGTAATGCACGATCCAAGAGCAGGTGCGATGATGACTAAACTACCACAAAAAGATAGAAATAAAATTAGTACAATGTCAGATTCAATACACTATCGACCTAAACCAGGAACTTTAATGTTTTTTCCTGCGTATGTTCCACACGAATTTGCGGTAGATGATGGTGTTGAACCATTTAGATTTATTCACTTTAACTTACAGGCAGTAAGAAATATTATTGTGAATGCAGCCAAGGGAATAAAATAATGAAAGCTAAATTTAAGAAAAATCACTTTATTGTGATTAGAGAAGCGATTGATCCAAAAGTTGCTAACTTTGTGTACAATTACTTTTTGATGAAACGACAAGTGGCAAGAACATTTTTTGACACACGTTATATCTCTCCATTTACGACAGAGTGGGGAGTATGGAATGATGAGCAAGTACCAAACACATATTCTAATTATGCTGATGTAGCGATGGAAACATTACTACTCGCTGTTCAACCAAAGATGGAAAAACTTACAGGTATCAAATTAAATCCTACTTATGCGTATGCTCGTATTTACAAACGAGGTGATGTATTACATAGACATAAAGATAGATTTAGTTGTGAGATTTCTACAACAATGAATTTAGGTGGCGATGATTGGCCAATCTATATTGAAAATAAAAAGAACATAGGTATACCAGATGACAAAAAAGGTATTACAGCATCAAGTAATAATAAAGGTACAAAAGTAACTTTAAAACCTGGTGATATGTTAGTTTATAAAGGTATGATATTAGAACATTGGCGAGAAACATTTATTGGTGAAGATTGTGCTCAGGTATTCTTACATTATAATAATGTTGAATCACCAAATGCTGATGAAAATATATTTGATGGAAGACCACATCTCGGATTACCACCATACTTCAAAGGAATGAAATTAAACAATTAATTTATTCATAAATAGTAGTATGAGTAAACTAGAAGATAAGGTCAATGAAATTTTAGGTATAGGTGAACCCGAAACTAAAAAAGAAATTGTCAAACAAGAGTTTAAACCTGCGGTTCCACGTAGAGAAGATGATGGTAAAGCTGATGTAGATAATGACTACAAATACAGCAGAGAAAACTATTACAATTTAATTGAACGAGGACAAGAAGCAATTGAAGGTATCCTTGATATTGCGAGAGAAGGTCAACACCCAAGAGCATATGAAGTCGCTGGTCAATTAATTGGACAAGTTGCGACAACGGTAGATAAACTACAAGACTTACAAAAAAAACTTAAAGACTTAAAAGAGTTACCAAAAACAGCAAATCAAAATATTAAGAACGCTTTATTTGTAGGTTCAACAGCTGAATTACAAAAGATGTTAAAAAATGAAAGTTCTAAAGTCAAAGACATCACACCCGAAAAAGACGATACTGAAGATAAGTGATTTAACGTATAACACGTATTACGAAAAATACGATCCTAAATTAACTGATGGTGTCGAAGATATAAAAGATATTATGGAAAATCCAATTGTAGTTTTTAAACATAAAGTAAATACTACTCCACGTTTTGGAGCATTAGGTGTACGATATAAAGAAAAACTTTATAGTGTTGAAAAAGGTAATCAAAGAGTAACGCATGCGAAACGACTTGGGTATACTCACATAGAGGCAATCGTAAATGAGTGACGGAAACGCATACTTAGGTAATCCAAATCTTAAAAAAGTAAACACACCTGTTGAGTTTACTGAAGAACAAATTTTAGAATATCAAAAATGTTCTAACGATCCAATTTACTTTATGGAAAACTATGTTCGGATTGTTTCGTTAGATGAAGGTCTTGTACCTTTTAAAATGTATAACTTTCAGAAAAATATAGTTCAAACGATACACGATAACAGATTTACTATTTGTAAACTTCCAAGACAATCAGGTAAATCAACAACTACAATTTCATATCTTTTACATTATGCTTTATTTAATCCAAATTCAAACATCGCTATACTTGCGAACAAAAGTTCTACGGCAAGAGATATATTAGGAAGACTACAACTCGCCTATGAAAACTTACCTAAATGGTTACAACAAGGTATCATTAATTGGAACAAAGGTAATATAGAGTTAGAAAACAAATCCACGATTGTCGCTGCGGCTACTTCAAGTTCAGCAATTCGAGGAGGTTCATTTAATATTATCTTCTTGGACGAGTTTGCTTTCGTACCTGCGAATATCGCAGAAATGTTTTTTAGTTCAGTTTATCCTACAATATCATCTGGTAAAAGTACAAAGATGATTATAGTATCTACACCTCACGGTATGAATCAATATTACAAATTATGGATTGATGCTATTAATAAAAGAAATGATTATGTTCCAATTGAAGTACATTGGTCAGAAGTTCCAGGACGTGATGAAAAATGGAAAGAGAT